GGCACCTTTGCCATCACGGCAGTGCAGCACGTACCGGAAAAAGAAGCCATCGTGGATAACGGGGCGCACTTTGACGGCGACCAGAGCGGCACGGTGAATGGTGTCACGCCGCCAGCGGTGCAGCACCTGACTGCCGAAGTCACCGCAGACAGCGGGGAATATCAGGTGCTGGCGCGCTGGGACACGCCGAAGGTGGTGAAGGGCGTGAGCTTCCTGCTTCGCTTGACCGTGGCAGCGGATGACGGCAGTGAGCGGCTGGTCAGCACGGCCAGGACGACAGAAACCACATACCGCTTCACGCAACTGGCGCCGGGGAACTACAGGTTGACAGTCCGGGCGGTAAATGCGTGGGGACAGCAGGGCGATCCGGCATCGGTATCGTTCCGGATTGCCGCACCGGCAGCGCCGTCTCGGATTGAGCTGACACCGGGCTATTTTCAGATAACCGCCACGCCGCATCTTGCGGTTTATGATCCGACGGTACAGTTTGAGTTCTGGTTCTCGGAAAAGCGGATTGCTGATATCAGGCAGGTTGAAACCACAGCCCGCTATCTTGGCACGGCGCTGTACTGGATAGCTGCCAGTATCAATATCAAACCGGGCCATGATTATTACTTTTATATCCGCAGTGTGAACACCGTTGGCAAATCGGCATTTGTAGAGGCTGTCGGTCAGCCGAGTGATGATGCATCAGGCTATCTGGATTTTTTCAAAGGCGAGATAGGGAAAACCCATCTGGCTCAGGAGCTGTGGACGCAGATTGATAACGGTCAGCTTGCGCCTGACCTGACTGAAATCAGGACGTCCATAACGGATGTCAGCAATGAAATAACACAGACCGTCAATAAGAAACTGGAAGACCAGAGTGCAGCGATCCAGCAGATACAGAAGGTTCAGGTTGATACAAATAATAACCTGAACAGCATGTGGGCAGTGAAGCTGCAGCAGATGCAGGACGGACGCCTTTATATTGCGGGTATCGGTGCCGGTATTGAGAACACCCCCGACGGCATGCAGAGTCAGGTGCTGCTGGCAGCAGACAGGATTGCGATGATTAATCCTGCGAATGGCAACACAAAGCCGATGTTTGTTGGTCAGGGCGATCAGATATTCATGAATGAAGTGTTCCTGAAATATCTGACGGCTCCCACCATTACCAGCGGCGGTAATCCTCCGGCATTTTCCCTGACACCAGACGGGCGACTGACGGCGAAAAATGCGGATATCAGTGGCAGTGTGAATGCGAACTCAGGAGCGCTCAACAATGTCACGATTAACCAGAACTGTACGATTAAGGGCATGCTGGAGGCGACCCAGGTCAGAGGGGATTTCGTTAAAGCTGTATCAAAAGCCTTCCCGAAAAAAGTCGGTACGTGGGGTAACACGGAAACACCAAACGGTACGGTTACAGTCACCATCAGCGATGATCATAACTTTGACCGCCAGATTATTATTCCGCCCATTATTTTTAACGGTATAGCGTATGACGATCCGGGGAGCGGAAATAACCCAGGAGGCACGCGATACACGGGGTATGGTTTTGAAGTTCGCAAAAACGGCGTATTAATCGCATCCAGAGAAACTAAAGGGGCCATTCCCGGTAGTTACAGTGCAGTTATTGATATGCCTAGTGGTGGTGGTAGCGTCACTCTGGAGTTTAAGATTTTCCAGAAAGGCAATCAGGGGGCAGGCAATATCACCGACTGTACGGTGATTGTGACCAAAAAAGCTGCTTCCGGCATCAGTATTCGTTGAAATATTTATAACCCCAATAAAGGGCGTCAGGAATGACGCCTTTTTTATTGCAGAAAAGCGAGAGGTAATTATGCGTAAACTTTATGCCGCCATTTTGTCCGCAGCCATTTGTCTGACCGTATCCGGTGCGCCTGCATGGGCGTCTGAGCAGCAGGCCACGCTGAGCGCGGGGTATCTTCATGTCTCGACGAACGTTCCTGGCAGCGATGAACTGAACGGAATTAACGTGAAATACCGTTATGAGTTTACGGACACACTGGGGATGGTGACGTCGTTCAGCTATGCAGGAGACAGGAATCGCCAGCTGACCCATTACAGCGATACCCGCTGGCATGAAGATTCCGTTCGTAACCGCTGGTTCAGCGTAATGGCGGGGCCGTCTGTGCGCGTGAATGAATGGTTCAGCGCGTATGCGATGGCGGGCGTGGCTTACAGCCGTGTGTCGACTTTCTCCGGGGATTATCTCCGCGTAACTGACAACAAGGGGAAAACGCACGACGTGCTGACCGGAAGTGATGACGGTCGCCACAGCAACACGTCTCTGGCGTGGGGGGCTGGCGTGCAGTTTAACCCGACCGAATCCGTGGCCATTGATATTGCTTATGAAGGCTCCGGCAGTGGCGACTGGCGCACTGACGGTTTCATCGTGGGTGTCGGTTATAAGTTCTGATTAGCCAGGTAACACAGTGTTATGACAGCCCGCCGGTTCAGGCGGGCTTTTTTGTGGGGTGAATATGGCAGTAAAGATTTCAGGTGTACTGAAAGACGGCACAGGAAAACCGGTAGAGAACTGCACCATTCAACTGAAAGCCAGACGGACCAGCAGCACGGTGGTGGTGAACACGGTGGCCTCTGAAAATCCGGATGAAGCCGGTCGTTACAGCATGGACGTTGAGTACGGTCAGTACAGAGTCATTCTGTTGGTGGAAGGATTCCCGCCGTCACATGCCGGGACCATCACCGTGTATGAAGATTCTCAACCCGGTACGCTGAATGATTTTCTCGGTGCCATGTCGGAGGATGACGTCCGGCCGGTAGGCACTGCGCCGTTTTGAACTGATGGTGGAAGAGGTGGCGCGTTACGCAGAGGAGGCGAAGAAGAATGCCGGAGAGGCGGAGACGTCAGCGAGGAATGCCGGCATATCAGCCAGTCAGGCAGAAGAGAGCGCGGCAAATGCTGACACTTCAGCAGGGGAGGCATCGGAGTCAGCCCGGCAGGCGGCAGAAAGTGCAGCCGCTGCAAAGCAGTCAGAGGAGGCGTCCTCGTCCTCGGCTTCTGCGGCCGCTCAAAAAGCCAGTGAGTCATCACAAAGTGCAGCAGAAGCTGAATTGTCAAGAAAGACGGCAGAAAGTGCAGCCGGTAATGCAGCCAGGGATGCAACGACCGCAACAGAAAAAGCCCGGGAGTCAGCAGAAAGCGCACAGTCAGCGGAACAAAGCAGGATAGCGGCGGAAGAGGCCGTAAACCGAATCCCCACCGTGGTGGGACCTCCCGGGCCAAAGGGGGAACAGGGGCCCGCGGGTCCTCAGGGGCCGAAGGGTGATAAGGGAGAGCGCGGTGACACCGGCCCTGTCGGGGCAACCGGCGAACGGGGACCGGCAGGTGATGCTGGTCCGGCAGTCCCGCAGGGGCCGAAAGGTGACAGGGGAGAGCGGGGAGAGACCGGTCTGACGGGAAATGCAGGTCCTCAGGGTCCAAAGGGAGATACCGGTGCGGCAGGCCCGGCAGGCCCACAGGGACCGAAAGGAGAAACAGGTGCGGCTGGCCCGGTGGGGGCAACCGGACCTCAGGGGCCGAAGGGCGACCCGGGGGAGACGCAAATACGGTTCCGTCTGGGGCCGGGAAACATTATTGAGACAAACAGCAATGGCTGGTTCCCGGATACAGATGGTGCGCTCATCACCGAACTGACCTTTCTTGACCCCAAAGATGCCACACAGGTTCAGGGGCTGTTTCGGCATTTGCAGGTCAGGTTTGGTGACGGGCCGTGGCAGGATGTTAAGGGGCTGAATGAAGTGGGCAGTGATACAGGCAGAACAGGAGAATGACATGAATATACTAAAAAACTTATGCAGCGTCTGTGTGGTTGCGGAAAGCATGATGGCCGTGAACACGTGCAGTCGCTTACAGCACAACTGCGACTGGGGCCGGCAGACATCCTGGAGTCAGATGAGAATGGCATTATCCCGGAGCAGGACAGGGTAATCACGCAGGTGGTGATACTGGATGCGGATAAAAAGCAGATACAGTGCGTGGTAAGACCGCTGCAAATCCTGCGTGCTGACGGGACGTGGGAAAATATTGGCGGGATGAAGTAACCCGACAGCTTCACAAAACCGGAGTCCGGCTCCGGTTTTTGTGTTGCAATGTCCGGGGGATATTTGTTAAGTAGATGATAGAGGAGCTAATTCAACAGGGAGATAAATTAATGCCGATAAATCTGACATCTTATTTGGGGTTACAGGGGGCGAAAGTTGTCCCGGCAGTTGTTTTTTCTAAAATTTAGTCTTGTTGGGGTAAATGACATATGCCATTGATAACATCCAGCATTTCATCAAATGTTGCTTTGCAGAGTATTGAAATATTACGTGAAGCTGCCAGACAAAACCTGATAACGAAAGATATTACTATAAATGGGCAGAAAGTTGGTATTCATTATTATCAACGCCCTGACGTTTTTTTAGTTTCTGGTTGTAAGCTAGTGAATTGGTGGCACTGAAATATATAAAACCATATTAAGTATCAATATGAAAATTCCCGTTCTCCAACCTGGCTTCAACTTTTTTGCCCCTGCTGGATACTCTGCTGCCGTTGCTCCTAATCGTGCTGAAAATGCCTATGCGGATTACGTTTTGGATATAGGTAAGCGAATACCGCTTTCCGCAGCAGATTTAAGCAACGTATACGAAAGTGTAATTCGCGCCGTCCATGACAGCCGTAGCAGGCTCATCGATCAGCATACGGTCGATATGATTGGCAACACTGTACTTGATGCGTTGAGCCGATCACAAACATTTCGTGATGCCGTAAGCTATGGCATTCATAATGAGGAGGTACACATTGGTTGCATTAAATACAGAAACGAATACGAGCTTAACGGAGAATCTGCTATCAAAATTGATGATATTCAATCACTAACCTGTAACGAATTATATGGATACGATGTCGGGCAAGAACCAATTCTCCCCATTTGCGAGGCAGGAGAAAACGAGAACGAAGAGCCTTATGTCAGTTTTAGTGTTGCGCCAGATACTGATTCTTATGAGATGCCATCGTGGCAGGAAGGACTGATTCACGAGATTATTCATCATGTTACTGGGGCCAGCGATCCATCTGGAGATAGTAATATAGAGCTAGGACCCACCGAGATTCTCGCACGTCGTGTCGCTCAAGAGCTGGGATGGAGTGTTCCCGACTTCAAAGGATATGCAGAGCCAGAACGAGAAGCTCATCTTAGACTACGTAACCTGAATGCCCTTCGACAGGCTGCCATGAGGCATGAAAAGAATGAGAGGGCTTTCTTCGAAAGACTGGGTACGATCAGTGACCGATATGAGGCGAGTCCTGATTTCACAGAGTATTCCGCTGTGTCAAACTGAACCGCCCCGGAAATCCTGGAGACTAAACTCCCTGAGAAAGAGGTAAACAGGATGACTAAAAATACTCGTTTTTCCCCCGAAGTCCGTCAGCGGGCGATTCGTATGGTTCTGGAAAGTCAGGATGAATATGACTCACAGTGGGCGGCAATTTGTTCCATTGCCCCAAAGATTGGCTGTACGCCGGAGACTCTGCGTGTCTGGGTTCGCCAGCATGAGCGGGATACCGGGGGCGGTGATGGTGGGCTCACCAGCGCTGAACGTCAGCGTCTGAAAGAGCTGGAACGTGAAAATCGTGAACTGCGCCGCAGTAACGATATCCTTCGCCAGGCTTCCGCTTATTTTGCGAAGGCGGAGTTCGACCGCCTCTGGAAAAATGATGCCACTGCTGGATAAGCTGCGTGAGCAGTACGGGGTCGACCGGTATGCAGCGAACTGCATATTGCCCCGTCAACGTATTACCATTGTCAGCAACAGCGACATCATCCGGATAAACGCAGTGCCCGTGCGCAGCACGACGACTGGCTGAAGAGAGAGATACAGCGCGTATACGATGAAAATCATCAGGTGTACGGTGTGCGTAAAGTCTGGCGTCAGTTGTTACGGGAAGGAATCAGGGTGGCCAGATGTACAGTGGCACGTCTCATGGCGGTTATGGGACTTGCCGGTGTTCTCCGGGGTAAAAAGGTC